TGCAGATTTCAGCAAAGAACTACCCTGACATTGTGCAAGTTGGAAGTGTTGTTGGATTGGATACCACGCAATTCAAAAGTATAGATTTACTTATTGGTGGTTCCCCTTGCCAGAATCTTAGTGTAGCAGGGAATGGCAAAGGATTAGAGGGTGATGAGTCTAAGTTGTTTTATGAGTTTGTTAGGATTTTAAAGGAAGTTAAGCCAAGATATTTTATTCTTGAGAATGTTGCAAGCATGAAACCTTCTGAAAGAGACAAAATATCAGAAATCTTGGGAGTTAAGCCAATAATGATAAATGCAAATCTTGTTTCTGCTCAAGACAGGAAAAGATACTTTTGGACAAACATACCAAATATAACAATCCCAGAAAGTAAAGGTTTGGTACTTCGAGATATTCTTGATACAGAAGACAAGTATGAAGACCTTACACCAAGAATGATGAAAAAAGTACAAGGGACACTAGCACATAAAAAGACTTGGGGGAACATAAGGACACTAGACCAACGGTCAAAAACTCTTACAAAATCAGGTCAATCTATCTGCAATTCTGGTGCTACTAATATTAAACTTGATAATGGTGAGTATAAAAAACCAAGCCCACTAGAATGTGAAAGGTTACAGTGTTTACCAGATAACTACACAGATGGAATAAGTAATGCTCAAAGATATGCTTGTACTGGCAATGCTTTTAATGTCGATGTAGTAGCTCATATATTAAGTTTTATTAAATAATCATATGACAAAAAACAACAGTAAAAACTGGTTACAAATAGAGGAGGAGTTTAGAAAAGAATACGTAGTTAAGTCAAATGCTGGAACAGGATTACTAAGATACACAGATGCTGATAAGATAATTGCCTTTTTCAAACCCTACTTCCAAGAGTTAGAAGAAAAAGCATGGATGTACGACCAACTAAATAAATAATATGCAAACATACGACCCATTACAAGAAAGGATAGATGAGCTTGAAGACATTATTAAGACTTATGAGAATGAAATAATTGAACTCAAGGAAAAGTTAAGATTTTCAGAGCAAGATTCAGAAAACTACTACGAGATACTTATAGATATTTACGATAGATTAAAAAAAGAAATATGATATTCAAACCATCTCATTGGAGTAAAGAAGTAAAATCTCATTTGAATGAGGAATTTGCGAACCTTGCCATTCTGTACCACAATGAAGTTATACTGATAGACATTATAGACATTCCAGATATTGTAAAAGTGTTATTAAATAATTACTTCAAAATGGCTAAAAAGGACATGGTGAAAGAAGTTGTCGATGAATTCAATAAGCAATTAAACATATATAAAAATGAAAACATTTAAGATTACATTTCCAAAAGATTTAAGGTTAGGGCAGATACTCTTTGACTTTCAGGAATGGTTGAATGTGTACGAAGGAATCAGTACAGATGGAGAATCTCGTATGGCTGACCCATTCTATTTATCAGACGACAGAATGATAGAGCTATGGCATAAATACTTACAATTCATACATGCGTACGAAAGGAAGTCTGAACAAGAAGAGGAATGAGCCTTGTTACAAAGGTCCGATACCTTCATACGAAGCATTTGTTACTTTGTACATGAAGATTCACCAACCAGAAGAGTGGAAGATGATAAAGAAGTATGAAAGGTTTATGGAGGATATTGAGAAGACAAACTTCAATAAATACAGTAAAGTAAATTACGACTTCTTAGTCAAGGCAGGATTATATCAAAGAACAAAAAATAAATATAAATTATGAACAAACACGAATTTATCGAACGACTACGAGAAGTATGGGAACGGAGTGATTTATCATTCTCAGAGTTGATGGCTAATGTATTCCCAGATGAAATAAACTACATCTCAGATAGAAATATTATTGAACGCTTAGAATCACTATATGTTGACAAAGAAGAATAAATCGTATATACTTATTAGGTCATTAACAATGACATAGTATGTTACCAGTAAACGGAAAAACAGCTATAGTTAGAGTCTGCACGTTCTACTCGATGCTCTTTGAACAAAGATACGGTTTCAAACCAATACTCAAGTATCCAATGTTGGGTAAGGTATTAAAGCCAGTACTAGACCAGTTCTCAGAGTGGCAAGTAGCACTCCTTGTTCTCATATTTATGAACTGGCAAGGTGCAGATAATAACTCGGAATTTGAAAAGAGAAAGCTCCAAGACAAGTGTTATCCCCTCAACTGGATGCCTATGAACATCAACGCATACATAGCGTTTGCGAAGAATTACCTAGGTATAGTATTTGAGGACGAAAACGAGGTAAAAGAGTACGTTATAGATACATTACGAGGCTTAAAATTGCGTTTTAACGAGGTCGAAAATGGGTAGACGTATGTTACATCATCTTTTTGATTTACGTTCGTCTACGAGCCTTATACGAAGCCACAGAGCATGGAGATAACAAGTATCAGCGAGAGTTTGAGTAAAAAAGCCGATTTTACTGAAAAAGCTGAAAAAATGGCATCAGATTTGATGGAAAGTGAGGTTGGATTGTCCTATTTAGAAGGTAGAGGACTGTCTAAAAACACTATCACTCATTTCGGATTAGGGTACAATAAAGAGAAAAACGCTATCTCTATTCCGCACTACAAACGAGGAGTAGTGGTAGCGATTAAGTACAGGTTCATTGAAGGAGAGACAAGGTACGGTAGCGAGAGAGGAGGTATACCTTGGGTCTTTAACGAAGGAGGTATAGATGTAGGAAGAAATATGGGAGGTATTCTTATAACGGAGGGTGAGTTCGATGCGATGGCAGCTCATCAAGCTGGGGTTAGAAATGTAGTAAGTTCAGGTGGAGCAGATGCGATAGGAACTTGGATTGAACTACTCTCGACCATTCCAAAGATTTATACAGCCTTCGATAACGATGACGCAGGTAAGAAAGGTTCAAAGAAGTTCGCAGAGAGAATTGGGATAGATAAATGCTTCGAGGTAAACTTCGAAGATAAAGATTTAAGTGAGTTCTTTAAAAAGAATAGCATAGAAAAGTTCAGGGAGATAATCAAGGAGGCTACACCTTTCTACAAGTATCAATTCACTGGGATTGTAGACATCATCGAGCAGTTACGGACTAAGACTCCTAACACATTGATGAGTAAATTCATCCCAGGAGTGAAGATGGAGAAGGACTGGCTCGTCACAGTGCTTGCCGACACGAACATAGGTAAAACATCCTACGTGTTGAATATAGCAGATGAGATGAGTTCTAATGGTGTACCTACTCTGGTTATGCCATTCGAGGGCGGAATTGAGTTTGTAGGAAAAAGATTCCTACAGATTAAATTTAATAAGTCCCAAGATGACTTTGTGTATGCAGATAACGATGAGTGGGATGATATTGTAGACAAGTGTTCTAATACACCTGTGTACCTATCAACTCCAAAGAAAACTGAAATATTGGACACATTAAAGAAAGCTAAAATGTTGTTTGATATTCAAGTCGTAATTGTAGACCACTTAGACTATCTAGTTAGAAACGTCCAAGGCAACAGAGCTGAGGAGATTGCTAACACATTACAAAGTTTGAAACGGTTTGGTGAGGATAATAAGATGTTGATGATAGTTGTGTCACACATCAAACGTTTGGAATCAGGGTCAGCTTTGAAAAGGAAACCTACACTGCACGATGCAAAGGGTTCATCCTCTATTGAGCAGGACTCACAGGTCGTACTAGTTCTAAGTCGTCCATCTGAAAGTGAAATGGAAGTAGACGTACAAAAGAACAAAGGACCTATGAGAAACGGAACGTATGAGATAAACAACGCGACAGGTAAATTAATTAAAGAAATAACGACAGATTTTAAAACATGAAAGTAACATTAACACGAGTATCACGGACGGATAAAGAAATCCAAGGCAAGTCAGTTCCAACAGTGGGTATTCAAACAAAAGAGTACGGAGAGAAGTGGTTGAATACATTTAAGACTCAAGGAACAGAACAGTGGTATGAAGGTCAGCAAGTAGACATTGTTGTAACTGAGAAGAAAACTGACAAAGGAACATACCTAAACTTCACAGTAGAACAACCACTTGACCCACGAATTGAAGAACGATTAAGTAAGCTAGAAAAAGAAGTATTTAAAGGTAACTTCGCTAAAGCCGTAGACCATGCTTACACAGACTTCCAACAACCAGATTTCTAGTCCTTTAGAAGCTCACCAACTATTATTAAAGATGGTGCATCACGCGAAGATTAATTTCGTACAAATGGGTGCAGTTCTTAAATATTTAAAGGAAGGTGACAACTTTAAACTGACGACAGGTGGAATTGATACATGGGAAGAGTATGTTCGTCAACCTGAGATTTCCCTCTCAAATGGAGAATCAAATCGGTTAATTCAAATATACGAAGTTTTCTGTGAGAAGTTTGGGTACTCTGTAGAGAAGATAGCCAGTGTACCAGTCAAGAATCTACACTACTTGCTTCCAATAGCAAAGGAGTCAGATGATAAAGAAGAAATAGACCGACTCGTTACAAATGCAGAACTCCTCACACAGAAAGACTTTCGAGATAGGGTATTTGAGTTAAAAACAGACGGACCTAGGACATACGAATACTACGTCATGGAGAAATGTATAGAGACAGGTAACATGAAACGAGTATACGACATCCCAGAACAAGATATTCGGGCGTTAATTATTAAATATAACACAGAAATAGAATTATGAATAAGTTTATGAAATGGTTGTATCCAGAGGAAGCGTTAAGAGAACAGTTTGAATTGAGGCTTGAGTGTGTAGAATGTTTACAAGAAGAACTACACATGAGTTACCATTCAAACATGGCGCATGTTCTAAAAGCTATGGAGGTTCAGACCAATAGTATTAAAGAACTTATGGCAGAAGTAGCAGAGCTACGTTCACGGATTAAATCTTTGGAACATGAAGTACTCCTTCTTGATGAAGATTACCAAGAGTTCCAGCAAGGCTCAAAGACAAACTTTCTTAACATCGCTATGCGAACTAAATTGAAGCCAAAAGATTTAGTTTCATTCCCTAAAGGGTTTGAAAAGTACTCAGAAGAAGTAGAAGATTTAGCAGAAGAAACCTTGACAAATCTGCCTGGATAGGGTAAAATATAGTGAGTTAGTTCTTTCTCCTGTCACAGCAACCTAGCATACCTATCTGTCGGTAGGTAATAGCTGGTTGTGCAGAGTGTATTCTTCGCTGCCAAGCCCTGGTACACTCTATACAGCCAGTTAATGTTCTAGTGAGAATATCTGATTTCTATAAAACTTATTTATAAGATACTTAACAGCAATAATTATTCTGTTAATGAGTGTCACTATAGCTATAGCTGACCAAGAAGTACCACCTTTACCAGTGGAACTTACATTAACGGAATCAATTAATAAGTTCGCTAAGGAATACGATATTCCAGCACGATGGCTCACAAACCTTGCTACATGTGAAAGTTCCTATGGAACACGTCTCGTTGGAGACGGTGGCAACGCAAGAGGTGTTTATCAGTATTGGAATAGGACATGGGAATGGTTCGAGAAGCTCTCAGGGATGGATTTAGATAGAGAGAGTTACTACGACCAAACTAAAATGACCGCGTGGAGCTTAGCAAATGGATACGGTTCTCACTGGACTTGCTCCTATGAGACTGGAAAGCCAAGATTTTAGACGAACTGAAACATATCGTTAGAGCTAGGACAAAATCAGACAAAACCTAGCAGAAAAATAATTAAGAGGAAACTCTTATTATTTTTTAAACAAAAACGTAATGACAAAACAAAAGATATTGTTCTTCGATATAGAAACGAGTCCAATTTTAGGTTGGGCATGGGGAACGTGGGAGCAGAACATGATTCGCAAAGAAAGAGATTGGGTAATCATGTCGTTCTCTTACAAGTTTCAAGGAGGTAAGGTCCATACTAAGTGTTTAGCTGATTATGGTACTAAAATAGACGACTCTCAGATAATCAAAGACCTATGGAAAGTACTGGATGAAGCAGACATAGTGGTAGCACACAATGGGGCTAAGTTTGATATAAAGAAGACAAATGCAAAGTTAATTAAGAATGGCATCAAACCATACTCACCATTCAAGGTAATAGACACTCTAAAGGTAGCACGTAAGCACTTTAAATTCGATAGCAATAGACTAGATGACTTAGGTGAGTACTTAGGAGTAGGGAGGAAGTTTAAACACGAAGGAATAGACCTATGGTTTAAATGCCTCGCAGGAGATAAGAAAGCTTGGGCTAGTATGAAAAAGTACAACGCTCAAGATGTGGTTTTACTTGAAAAGGTATATGAGAAGATGCTAGGATGGATGGACACTCACCCTGGTGTAAGTGAAGGATGTAACAATTGTGGTTTACATAACCTAGTAAAGAGCAAACTAAGAATGACTCGTACAGGACTTAAACAACAATGGCAGTGTAAAGATTGTGGGGCTTATAAAACAACAACATGCACCAAAAAACATGCTAGATAATAAAATCAAAATAGACATAGTTAGGACTTTTATATCTCAATATTTAGAATTTAATCACTATGATTTTGAAGGCTCTCTTGGAGGGTCTTATGCCATGCACGTAAGAAGACTTTATGGTATAGATGCTAATGGACACGAGTATCTTCTTAGTGAAACTAGAGAAAATGTAGAGTATAACAAAGACAAAGATACATTACACATGTTTGAAGTTGATTATAATAATATGTATGCACCAAAAAGTAATATATAAAATACCTAATGGAGACAAGTTCGATGAGTTCGTATTTGACCCAGAAGGTAAAGGAAAGAGTCGGTATCAATTGAATGGGGTAGGAATGACAGGTGTTACAACTATCCTAGGGGCTATAGCGAAGCCTAATCTTATAGACTGGGCTGCTACAGAGGCTTATAAAGACTCAATTGGAAAGAATAGAGAAGAGATTGAAACTATCCTTAAAGATAAGACATACGCTCACAAGAGACGCTCTGATTCAGCTAAGGATATAGGAAAGGACGCACATGACTGGGTAGAACGGTACATTAAAAGTAAAATAGAAGGCGAAGGGGAACCTAAGCTCGACAAAGATACGGCTCATATCTGTATTCGATTCAGAGATTGGGCTGTTAATAATAATGTTAAGTTTATCGCTTCTGAGCTTTCAGTATTCTCACGAAAGTACTTCTACGCAGGAACGTTTGACTTTGTGTGTGAGATAGAGGGTAAGAGGTATCTAGGAGACTTTAAAACCTCCTCTGGGATATACGGACGAGAATACTTCGCTCAATGTGCTGCGTATCGTATCGCCATTGAAGAGAACGGTGCGTTCACACAGAACGGAACTAGAATGGACCTATCTAATGTAACAGGCTCAATAATTGTACGTTCTGACAAGTTAACTGACGAAGAGGTAAGAGATAAGAACCAGGATACATTTAACAAGTACAAAAGTAATCGTTACGCTAAGACTCCATTCGAGGTAGCGGAGTCTGTAACGGATTACCCTAAGGATGTTAAGTACTTCCTTGGTGCGTTGGTGGTTTACAAAGAAGGGTTTGAGTATGAAGTTAAGATTGACGAATTAATTAAGTAGTATGATTATAATCGAGTGTGTTGTAACTGATGATGGAAGACTATCGCCATATGATACAATATGTAAAAAACAATTATGTTTTTATTGTGGAGAAGATTCATGCGATTTGTTTTTCGTACACGGTTATGCTCACAGTGAATGTTATCATAAATAATTAAATAGTATGGCTCAGTTTAAGTGTCTACAGTGTAGTAAAGTATGTAAAATAAAACCATTCGCCTTAACTAGAGGTAGAGGTAAGTTTTGTAGTAAAAAATGTAAACATGAATCACAACAAAATTTAATGGAAAAGAATTGCCCTATTTGTGGTGTTACTTTTTCAGCAAAAGTATCTCAGATGGTAAAGAGGATTACTTGCTCCATTGAGTGTCGTTCTGTTTTTAAGACAAAACCAAAGAAGCCAAGGAATGGAATTGCATTTGGTAGTAGACACTGGAACTGGAAAGGTGGGAAAACAGAATTTAACGCATCGTTAAGGTCTTCGTTAGCGTACAGAGAATGGAGAAAAAGTGTGTTTGAGAGAGATAACTATACATGTGTACATTGTGGTGCAAGGAACAAGAAAGGAAATAATAAGTCTGTTGTATTGAACGCAGACCACATAATACCACTTGCTTTAGATTTGAATAAAGCTCTTGATATAAATAATGGTCGTACATTATGTATAGATTGTCACAAAAAAACAGATTCTTATGGATTCAACTTTATAAAATATAAAAAAATATATAACAAATATGAGACAATTTGAGAGTGGAAGTACTAGAAATTCAGACGAAAACAAAATCGACCCAGAAGGCTTCCTAAGCCCTACAGTCATTCAAGCTTTCAGTGAGTACATGAGCGTTCATCGTAAGCAAGCTGATGGCTCTATAAGGGCAAGTGATAACTGGCAGAAAGGAATCCCACAGGATGCTTACATGAAATCAATGTGGCGACACTTCCTAGATGTGTGGAGTATCCATAGAGGGATTGCACGATTCGACGAGACAGGTAAAGAGATTGATAAGGTTGAAGCTCTATGTGCTACACTCTTTAATGTACAAGGCATGTTGCATGAGGAGTTGAAGAGGAAAGAGGCTATGAATAAACTGTACAAATTGGGCTGGGATAGTATTACAGGTACATCTGATATGCCTTGTAGTACAATTGGTACAAGTAATTGCACTGGCACAGTTACGGCTGCAAGAAGTAATGAGTCATTGAGTGAACAGATGCTACGGTGTTCTGTGGATAACTGTATTGACAAATAGAAATCATTAGTATACACTGTATACATGACAATGAATAAATTAATGGCTTGGTTGATTATCGTAGTTGTAGGAGTGTTTGCTTATGGAGAGGTTAAGGTTAGATTAGATGAAGCTAAGTATTTCAGAGAAGTTCAACAGTACGAAGTTGACTCTATCTGGAACGCAGAAGGTTATGTGAATACTTACGATAACTGGGGTAGATTGACAAATTAATTAGAAACTGATAGAATTAGATAGCTGTGCTCCGAGGCTTAATTATCGGAGAATCCAGGATGAGTGGTGTAATCGGCAACACAAGTGATTCCAAACCACTTATTCCTAGTTCAAGTCTAGGCTCATCCGCAAGAATAGTTCTTTACAAAATTGAAGAAGATAGAATAGAAGGGTGGCGGAATAGGTAGACGCTATGGCACATTAAGAGGGATTGTAGGCACTCACGAAAGTTTTGTGCATAGCCCTGAGCCAAGAAAGGCATGCAACGTGACTATACGAGTAAAAACTGGTCAGGTAGCAGGCGCAAATTAAATCCTGCATAAATTGGGGCTCGTACCTGTTAACCCCTTCTCGTCAAATTGTTGCCCCTTCTACTCTGTCTTTTTCAATACTTTTGGTGGGTAGGTGGGGGAGCTGCCTCTGGTTAAAGCCACGCAAATTAAAGGGTTTCCCCACATGCTCATCAAAAGGAGAAAGGCAGATGTTGTGGCAGTGTGCGTGCTGTGGTGGGAAGATTGACGACCAAGAAGACGACCATGAAGCCCTGGAGGTACAAAATGACTACGGCAGGATTTGGTACTATTACCACCCTCTTTGTCTTGATACTTTGCGCTCAATCGAACGCAAACTCAAGGAGTTGGGAACGCCCGAAAAATCATCACTTCCAAAAAAAGTGGTTGGTATTCGCGGCTCGTGGTCGGGGCAATCGTTACACTCAACATGAGGTGTATGTATGAAACACGAAAAGTGGCTCGACAAACACCACCGCAAATGTCGCTCTCGTGGTGGCAACAACTCCCAAGATAATATCGCAATCGTTCGCAAGGACCTGCATGTTGCGTATCACAAGTTGTTCGGAAACGCCACACCTGATGAAGTCGCGGAGATTCTCAACAAGGTGTGGATTGACCCTGCGTACAAGCTAGTTGCAGTGCTGAGGGAACGTATACCATATCAAGACGACGGGAACTGACATGACCAAACTCGAACTCACAAAGCCGAAGTACCAACCGACGCGATGGACTACGTGCTGTCAGTGTCATGGGGCACTCGACACGCTCAGTGGCTACACAGCCTCGATAACAGGCGGAGTCAAGCGTCACTTCCACCACCAGTGTTTCATCCGACTGGAGAAGGAAAATGCAAACGTGCTACGTGTGCAATAAGGATATTCACACAGAACACGAAACGGATTTCTCAAGTACTCGGAAACGAGGAACGCTTCAATTCTTTCACATTGGGTGCGCCAAGGAAGACGACCCCAAGACCTATGAAGAGTTCATAGAAGAAGAGAAGTTGTATCTCTTGTCAGTCGCCTGAACTGACGGTTAAATAACAACAACAATAATTAAACCCCATGCAACGTGGGGTTTTTTCTTATTTCTCTAAATCTTGAGGGGTTATAGTGTTCATTGTACCCGACCAAAGCCCCATAGCTGATAGACCTGCTATTATACCAGCTATTACAGATGCTTTAGAAATATCATTAAGAAGTAAGGATACTCCAATACCTGTAAGGATTACCACAAGAGGAATTAACCTCTTTGGTATTCCGAGTTCTTTAATAATAGAAATGAGTCCGTTTATCATAAGTGTCATCATATAGTGTAATCTTCGTTTAATGCTCGTAATGTAAGAGGTCCAACTTGAACCCCGTTGTTGTGCGGAATGTGTTTAGATGTCTGATAAGCCTTAACTGCCTGTGCTGTGAGTTTACCATAGAATCCAAACTGTGTGTTAGGTGGCATTACTAGGAAACCTTTTCTTACTAGGAACGCTTGAAGTTGAACGACATCCTCACCTCTTTGACCTTGTTTGATTATTTTCTTAAATACGTCAATAGAAGAGTCAAAGTAAGGCGTAGGGTCAACAGCACCACGATAGCCATTATTTACGTCAGCGTTCTCCCATATCCAGTCTTGTTCGCCTCTATATATAGGTTTGAGTCCGAAGTGAAGGTGTGAGCCTGTAGAAGCTCCTGTATTGTCTGCGAGGGCTATAATCTGTCCTACCTTTACTTGTTGACCTCCTGTTACCTTGAGAGTGTCTTTTTTGAGGTGACAGAATATAGTCTTCCAATAGGATGGTTTGCCGTCTATGTCTTCAAACTCTTGCTCGGTACGAATGACTATAGTAAGCCCTCCAGCTCCGTCATATCCTGCGTAAGTTACCCTGCCATCGTGTGCAGAGTATACTGGAGTTCCGTCTGGTGCTCTTAAATCAATACCTGAGTGACCTTTTAATCCTAACTTAGCATACAAGTCAGTAGCGTTCTGTCCGAACGACTGAGTTATGAATATATCCTTGAGTGGTGGTTGTAGTTTTAATCTCATCGTGGTGTATTAAGTAATATGTCTCGTAATGAACGTGGGTCTTTTACCTGTTTAGGAGCTGTTCCTTTTGGAAGTTTAAGTGTCTTTAGCTGATTTATTACATCATCTGCACCTTTAACTGCTTTAGTTGTTATTCTAGTAGCTGGTGCTTTATATTTACTTAACGTGTTAATCTTATTCGCTAGATTTCTCATTGAATTAGACACAGCAGCACCACCTAAGAATAAGATTGGGTTATACGAACCCCCAGTGGCAATAGTAGCACCAAGTAGTGTTGTCAGTTTATTAGTTGCTTGAGGTGGTAGCTCACTTAGTAGTTTAGCTACATTCTTAGCTCCTTCTAAATCTCCCCATACCTTATTCAATTCTTTAAACTTCTTTAAGGCATTTTTCTCATCAAGTCCTAGATTACCTGTTCTACCGAGTTCTTCTATAGCATTATCTGTATACTTTCTTACAGCTTGTGCTAAGAGCTGACGAGATTTAGCGGCATAAGCGTCACTTGCTTCTATGGCATTACCTGCTATTCGTAGGTCATCCATTGTTTTGAAATTCACACCATCTTTTGTTTGAGCTTGAAGTGTCTTAATCATCTTTTCAAGGATTATCTCTTTATCCTCTACAAGCATCTTACTATCTTTAAGTATATCTTGTGCAATAGTAGCAATATCTTTAGCTGCTGTAGGACTGTTTACTTTAAGGGATGGGATAGATGAAATAGCGTTCTTTACCTCATCTAATTGCGAGCCTATTTCAGACTGTTTATTTGTAATAGTCCGTAATGTGTTAATGAAGTTCGGTTTACCTGTAATAGTGTTTACGGTAGGTTCTTGTAGAGCAAGGAAAGCCTTGACTTCATCGGTGTCTATATTGTCTACAATTTTAAATTTATCACCACTATTAGCGTATCTATGTTGTCTGATGGCGTCCTTAACATTATTGACCTCTTTCTGAACTGCAAGACCCATAGATTTACTATCAGTGATACCTTTGTCGAATTTAAACTTCTTCATCTCTGGAGACTGCATTACTGCTTTTATTTGAGCTTCGTCACCAGTTTTTACCGCTGCATTTAATGTGTCAAGTACAGTTCCTTTTTTACCTACCAATTTACTGATTAAATTAGCACCACCACCTAACCCAACATTAAGAGCTCCTTGAGTAAAAGGATTCGATAAACCAGATAAATTCTGGTCAAATCCAGCACTTCCTTCTGTGGCGATATTTGTTCCCACACCACCAAGTATGCCCTCTGTTGCAAGAAGACCACCTTTAGTTATGTTACGAGTTGTTTTTCCTGCACTTGATAGTTTTTGAAGTAATGGTATTACTTTAGCAGAATTTACAACCTTCGTAGCAGCTAGTTGTGGCGCAAGGTATGGTAAAGCATCTCCAGTAAATCCTCCTAGCTTCTGCATAAAGTTTGTACCAGCTGTAGCATCACCGGTAGCAAACTTGTTAGCCTCTGTACCATAGTTAAGTACAGGGTTTTCACTTCCTTTGAATCCTAACTTTTGAATTCCCTCGTTACCAGCAGTTAATATATTACCACCGAGCCTTTCAGCTGAATTACCTAGACCTTTAGCGAAGTCTTTAACACCTCCAAATACATTCTCTACGACACCCTCTCTTCCTTGTTGTTCTTGAATTGCAAGAGAATCTTTATTTGTTTTCTGAGATTGTAAGCGTGCTAATTGTTCATATTCTGTTTCTTGGTTGAATCCATATTTAGGGTCAACAGGTGCTGGTGTTGCTCCAGGCACTGTCTCTTTGCTAAAATTATCATAGTACGCCATTACTTTATCTACATATCCAGGGGTGTCGTATACTATTTTCTTACCATTACGTTCTGATACGCCTTTCCAGTTTTGCCATGTATTACTTGCAGCTGGTGCTGGTGCGTTCCAAGATGCTGCGGCTCGTTTCAAGTCGTATCCTTTGTTGTAAACTCTGTCGTATAGTATTCCAGTAGCAACGATATTCTCTGTAGTAGGTGTCATTGGAACTACTTTACCTAGAACTTTTTTAGAGTAATCTTCCCATGTAGATTTCTGGAACATGAAATTACCTCTTGATGAGCCATGGTCGCCAACATTTACCTTACCACCAGAACTCTCGTGTTGTTTAATGGCACGAGCTAAGTCGATAATATCCTTTGGAGGGGGAATATTAATGTCGAATCCTTTAATTTGAGATTTTAATTCTTCCATATAATTTAATTACCATCCGTAATAAGCTCCGTATTGTTGTGCGTATGGGTCGTTTGTGGTTGGATTGTTAGTGTTTACAGATGATTCGTAGTTTAACAAGTCCGCTAAAGAAGTTTCCCCTAATTCTATATTATATCTTGAAGCCTTAGATACTTGAGAACCAATACCAGGGTCGTTTGATACATCTTTCGCCTGGTTGTCTAGGTACTGCTTCATAAGGGCTCGCATTTGACTTCTTTGGTCTGTACTTAACTTATCTCCTTTCTTTAACCCCTCAATCTTTGTTTCTAATAGGTTTAGTAAAGACTGAGCACTTTGTATAAGTTTAACATCTTGGTCTCGTGTAACAGCACCCTCATCAATAATTTTTTGGAATTGGTTAATCGCAGCGACGTCGCCTAAACCGTTATTTTGAGATAATGCCGCATCTATGTTATTCGCATAGTTTCTCATTGACACTAACTTCTTAAACGCAGGATTATTAGACACTGTGTAGTTAATTTCGTCTATTGCTTTATTCTGTCGGTTATTGTAACCACCGTACTCATTTGAATCTTTACTTGAATTTGCAGACTCCATTCTTGCCGCAGAAGCGTACTTGCCAAGTTGTTCATCGTAGAAATCATCAGCCGCACCTCGTTGTTGTCGAATCTGGTCTGGACTGAAAGCCATGTTAGGGTCGATTTCATAGAGTCCTGTACGTCCTGCTTTCTCGTTAGCTTTCTGAGCTTGGAGTCGTGATAGTTGGTCAATTGCTGAGCCACCTAATTGTTGGTTGTATACATTACCCTTGTTTAGTGAGCCACTTATTTCATTGAATAGGTTTACAATCTCTTCATCTGAATATTGACTAGAACCATTGAAGTTAGATGTTGGTGCCGATTGAGTAGGAGCAGGTGCTGGTGGAACGTATGCTTGTGGTGCTGACTGTGGAAGGGGAGTTTCTTGAGTAGCAACCGTAGAACCGTATTCAGGTTTATATGTAGGGGAAGAGTAAGTTAGACCATTAATAGAACCACCTTGAGATAAGTTAGAAGCAGTGTTTTTTCCACCTTTCAAGAGTGCCTCTAACATAGAAGCAGGAACTCCAACTGCTGGAATTGCTGTCTTTGCTGTTGGAATAGCTGCCTTTGCTGCGTTAAGTGCTGTTTTTAAGTAACTCATATTATACATTGAATGGATTATACATCTGTGTTGTTAAGTTTTGTGTGCCTCCTGCTCTTTTATTAGACTCACGTTCTGCATTGTATCGTCCTACGAAACCAAAAGGATTGTAAGATTGCGACTGGGTAGACGAGAATGTAGGTTTTTCTCCAGCAAATGAAGCCTGAGTCTTATTAAATACAGGCTTAGGTACATTGGCACCAAAGTTGTATTCGAAATCTCGCTGTTTAGCTCCAAAGTTATCTGCCATAGTATTAGCGTTAGCTTGGAACTTTTGATTGTACTGATTAAGGAGTGAGTTAGCTCGTTCCTTTCTAGCAGAAGAAGCCCATGTACCCCTTACACCTTCTGTGTCGTCTAAGTTAGCTTTATCAGAAACCAAACCTTGTTGTAATGCTTCATCTGACAGTCCATAGTCTCTTAGTTGACTTGATAAATATGCGTCCAAGTCACCTCGTGAACGTTCCTCTAGCTGTTGGTAGTATTTAGCCTGTTCTTTATCAGCAATCTCTCTGTTTACTTGTAGTGTGTCATTTGTTACTGATATGTTATTTTCAATACCATCAACTAGAGATATAACTCGTTGGTCGCCTGAATCACGAAGCTCAGAAACTCTACGAGCAGCATCATAGTTACCAGATAACTCCAACTTAGTAATCATGTTATTAACCCTTTCGTTGTTTTTTAGGACGTTGTTACTTTGAGGACCAAATATACCGTCAACTGTCAAGCCTTTAGAAGCCTGATACTCTTTTAAAGCTTTTTCAGTTATAGGTCCGAAGTATTCTGTTGTTGATTGACTCTTAGGAAAGAAGCCAGCGTCCTTCAACATTTGTTGGAGTTTTGTGACCTCAGGTCCTCTTGAGCCGAATTGTAATGGTTGCATATTATTGTATATAAACTATGAAATTGAAAGCTGTGTCTGTTTGTGTACCTGCATCTGTGTATGTTTCTACGTCAAACTTTGTAGATGTTTCACCACTCACACAAATAGTCCTCGATGCGGTGTCTGACGCTGTAACTATTGGAACATAGTTTGTGATTCCTAGATTGTGAGTAATGGTGTAGTTACCTGATGAGTTCTTCGCTACAGTCCATCTATCTGATAGGAATGGTGTTGACTTAGCTCCTGCTGATGTTACTTTACCGAATCCAACTACAGATGGCTGTGGGAAGTCTACTTGTCCTTGGTAATAAGTGTCGTTGGCATTACTTGGTGTTCTACTTACCTTTAATCCAAGTGTTTGAGCTAAAGCACTCGAACCTTCGTTCTGTATCTCCTCTCGTTTCATAAAACGATTATATGAACCAGAGTATAATGGGTCGAATTTATTAGGAATAATAGGGTTATCGTTATTCATATTATTCTCCTACATCTAATAATTTAATTATTATAGGTTGCTTAACCCAACAGTACGTTGATAAAGCTGATGACCTCTTAGCTCCACTTATCTTGAACTTAATCCTGTTAAATGGTTTAGATTGAAAGTCTTTGAATAGAGTCACAGCTTTCGAATCCAACTTACCTATATTGTACCATTTATCAGAATTATCGTTATCAATTTGATACATTATATCAAATCCAGTCGCATTTAAGTGTGGTATTGCAATACCTTGTATTTGTTTTAACCTATTTTCAATTCCAAAGTTTTCAAAATGAGTCGAATAACTTGCAATAATATCAGTTACACCTAAGTCAAGTCCTGATGCTGATGTTGTTATTGTTCCATCCCACTTATATTCTACGAATGTTGATGCAAACCTAGCAGAAGATTCAGTTGTAGTCCCAAGTAAGTATACAATCTCAGAGCCAGTACGACTCAAAGAGAAACATGCTGTTGTTACGATACTTTTTTGTACTTCATACACAGTCCATACTTGAGTAGCCGTAGTGTAACGGTAAATCTTAGAGCCATTAGTTGTTCCTCCACCAACTGTGAATGGAAAAGAGAATGAGAAGTAGATGTATCCTCCAGAAGACCATGAACGACATGATGTAAGGTCAACTGAACCAGAGTATGGTAATATGGTTGCTATACGATTACTTATTAGTTGTGCGGAGCCATCAGGAGATAATTTATAAAATCCAGATGGATGATAGAAGTATATACCATCTCGTGCGACTGTTATAGCTTCTTGGTTTAATGCTCCAACAAAGGCACATGGCGAATTATCTTGCGACTGTGTATTGTAAATTCTAAAGATTCCATTATTAGTGAACACAAATTGTACTTGTTGACCTTTCACAAGACCTGTAACATAATCACCATTACTTGCATTAATTGTAAGGTATTGAGATGTACCAGTTGTTGAAGCAACGCCAGCAGCTGGAATTACATCAGTATAATATACTCTATTATTTGAGTTTGTCGAAGAAGCGTACCAAATACGACCACCAAATCCAGCGTCTATAATATCTATATCTGTTGGCGCACCTGTTATACCTGCAATTGTTGCTGGGGCAGAGGCTCCTGTTGTATATCGTACAGCAGCAGTAGAGCCAGCTGTCATTAATAAATTACCTTGTATGATTGAGTATCTCGCAGTATAAGATGAAGGGAAAACACTTGTGTGTGTTGTCGGTGAACCTGGTGTGGTAATATCAATATATTTTAAACTCGTACCTTCTTGCCAATATAAACGATTAGAACCACCAGATGTCTGGAACATTGAAGAAGATAGCGGTGTAGACGCTGGAGTAAATGAACTTGGAGAAATATTAGGTCTGAAAGTCATCACACCTACGTTGTCATTATGAAAATTACTCGCATCCTCTACAGCACCTTTAGGCACGACATAATGACTAACAACACCTTCTGGTATCATTCCTTCTGTTATTGGCTCTAATACTATGTTTTCAGCTACTTGTATCATGTTATAATGATTTGAGATTGACCAGTGTAAGGGTTGCCAAGCATGGTGTCAATAGAGTTCTTGAATCTCTTGTAGTCTTGGTCGTCTTCTCCAATTGAGTTATCTCGACGTTTCTTTATTGCAAAACGGATATAGTCAATGTAGATATTACGATAATGTTCTGGTACAACGTCAGTTAAATATTCTAGGTCAGCTAGTTTCTCATAGTAGTCTATGTAAAGGTTTTTACCTTGTAGTGATGTAGGGATAGGTCGTTCAAACCATACCTTTCCGTCGAATACCGTAAAGAAGAATGGGTAAGAGAATGTAGCGTAAGCCCAGATTTGGCATCCGTCTGGAAGTTGACGTGTTACACCTGAAACACCTGTCAAAGTATTTGTCGCTAGGTTGTTACCAGTATATGTTATTGTTAGGATAGACTGCGTAGGGTCATCAGTTGCAGCATAAACAGTTCCAGAAGCAGGGAAGTCTCCAGAATTAGTAAGAACTATAGATGTTGCTGAAATACTTGTTATGCCACTTGTTGGTGCATAGCGGTTAATATAAGAAACACTGTTCCATCGTCTTTTGTCAACGTATGTCAAAGGTACATTAGCTGCTACTTGCTGTCGTGCATATCTAGCGTTTAGGATTGTCCTATTAGTCTCATCGAAGTCAATGTTTGTAGGGAGTGTAACAAAGTTTCTACCAGCAAGCATTTGAATAGGATATTCAAAGTTCTGTCTCCATTCATTCATTCTACCATAACCAAAGTTTGTATTAGCTAAGTTTCGTGCATCATTTAAAGCACCAATAAAGAATGAGTCAGTTAGACCTGTAGTATCACCCATTTGACTTTTAGCTCTTTCAATCAAGTATCCAGCCGTTGTTACTCCAAACGAAGAAGAAGCTGCCTCATCTGAATAGTCAGAGTAAACAGTCGCACCCTGATTTAGAAAACGAACTCGGTACCATGTAGTAGCTGTACCAGCCCCATGTTGGTACACAGTATTCTGTGAAGTCCAATCTATACTTACGGTAGCAAGGACTGAGTAAGAACCGCCTTGAGAGGAAGCTGATTCGATTACAACTTGGTTATATCGAACATTTTGAATAGGCTCTCCTTGAGCATGTGCAAAAGATGTCGCAGCAGAAACTACAACGGTTGTGGCGGTAGAAGATGAAACAGAGCGAAGCTCTGCTGTATCAGAAGCGAAGTTACCAACTACTATATATGGATTAGAAGTTGTGAATAGAGAGCCATTTATAACCTGTAGTGTGGTTTGACCAACAACTTGGTCGCCAAGTAAGTAAGATGAGTTAAGTGACTCAAAGAAATTCTGAATCGTGAGCGTATTTCCTGTATTGTGGTCTACTTTTAAGAGAGGAATCATATTTATATT